AAGTATTCGGGATTCTCTGTAGAGTTGAATGTTACTGAGAGAAACCGTGATGCCACTATCATAGCAGCAAGTAGAGCAGGCTTTACTGGTATTGGTGTTGCACGAAGCTTTCTAAGACTTAATCTTGGTAATAGAGATGGTGTTGTAGCGTCAAGTAGTGATCCTAGATGGCCTGCAGGCGATAGATTCGGCTTGGAGTCAAGTGAAGAGACCACCTATAAGACAATGATGAATACACACAGACGAGATGGCTATAGAAAGAAACTAAAGCCTGATGAAGACTTCCTATTCTATCAGGATAAGTCTACGTTCAAGGAAGAAGAACAGAGTGATGGTACGGTTAGCTTTGTTGATAATAACACAGTAGTAGATCAATCAAGTAAAAGTAAATTTGTACCACCGGCTGGTATTACACCATTCGAACCCGGCAGTACTTTTACTAAGAAGGGACTAAGCTGGTAGTGCTTATCAATTCCATCATATAAATACACTATAAAGGGTAAAGAAAATGGCATTAACACCACGCACAAGATCACAAGAGTTCTTCTCTGATTTCACTAAGAATCTAGAAACGATTCCTGGTCGAACAGATTTAGCTCGTGTGATTAATGAGAATGCCGTGAGAGAAAGCATACAGAATATCGTTATGACTGATCGTGGTGAGAGACTAATGCAACCCAATATAGGCTGTGATATAAGAGGCTCATTGTTCGAGAACATTGATGCTAACACGATGCTTATATTAGAAGAGAATGTCAAGACTGCAATAAGAACATACGAACCTCGATGTAATCTACGAGGCGTAGAAGTATTAGCAAACACAGACACAAACGAACTCAAAGTAAAGGTTGTATTCAGCGTCATAAATACAACAACACTATCTTCAGTTACAATTGATCTTAATAGGGTAAGATAACATGGCAGACTTGTCACCAATAACAAATCTAGACTTTAATGAAACTAAAGAAGCCCTCAAGACGTTTCTAAAGAATCAAGAGAAGTTTAAAGACTATGACTACGAAGGATCTAACGTAAATGTACTGTTAGACGTTCTATCATATAACACATACTATAATAACTACTACTATAACATGGCCATCTCTGAGATGTTCCTTGATAGTGCTAGCCAACGTAATAGTGTTATCTCTCATGCAAAAGAGTTAAACTATCTGCCCACATCTTATAGAAGTTCTAGTACTAAGGTATCGATACGAGTCATTGCCGGTAATCTAAACAGCAACTACTTCACCATACCTGCATACACATCATTCATTGGTCGATGTGGTAACAAGACATATAACTTCATGACTGATAAGGCATATAATGCTGTACGATCTGATACTAACGAAACTGTCTATCAAATAAGCAATGTTGACGTATTCGAAGGCCGTATGATCAGCGAGACTCTATCAAGTACTGACACTGTACTGATGAATGCTAATGTAGATACAAGAAGCCTTTCGCTCCTAGTTAATGGTGAACAATACACATATCGTTCTGATGTGTTTGGTGTATCATCGACTGATAAAGTGTTCTATCTACAACCCGAGAATGACGGTAAGTACTCTATTCAATTTGGTCAAAATAAGTTCGGTGTACAACCTACTGTCACGGATTCTATTGTAGCGACATATAGAGCAACTGCGGGTCCCCTTGCGAATGGCGTAGGTAGTCTGACGATTGGTAACTTTGGCGGCTCGTCTTCGATCTCGGTTGCTCTCGCTAATCAAACAAGTGGCGGCTCTCTGGCGGAAGACATCGAGTCTATTCGGACGTTCGCTCCTAAGGCTCTCCAAGTGCAGGAGAGAGCAGTAACGAAACGAGACTATGAAACTCTGCTTCGTGCTAGATTTCCCAACATTCAAGCGATTAGCGTATATGGTGGTGATGAAGTTATTCCTCCTCAGTTTGGAAAGGTTATCATCTCAGTAGACGTTACTGGTGGTGAAGGTGCGGCTGACTACGAGATCGCTAACTTCAAGAACTATCTAAAGGACAAGACTCCGCTTACTATTGAGCCTGTCTTTGTTGTTGCTAAGTTCTTGTATGTTGATGCTAAGGTTAAAGTAGTGTACGATAGTAATGTGACTAATAAAAGTACAGCACAGATCCAGAGCGAAATTAATGCGGGTATCATAGCATATCAAACTGCTAACCTCAATGACTTTAATACAACTCTTCGTCAATCAAGACTATCAGCATATCTTGATGCGATAGATGCTTCTGTTGTATCTACTGATATCGTGAGTAGGCCTATCATTGAATATGTGCCAGCTTTAGAGTTTGCTACAAGCCCATCATTTTCGTTTGAGTCTGCTTTAGTTCAGCCATACAGATTTGATGCTACTCTTGGATTTACATCATTCAAGCCCGCAGTATCGTCTAGTAGGTTTACTGTAGAAGGAACACTTGTAACAGCACAAGATGATGGTGATGGTAATATTATGCTTGTGACTGCTGAAGCAGATATCCAATCAGTATTCAAAGCTTCTGTTGGTACTATCAATTATAGCACAGGAGCTATCAAGCTGTCAAATCTTACGATTAGTTCATTCCAGAATAATGCTATTAAGTTTACTGCTAATACAGTAGATAAAGATATCAAGCCACCTAAGGATCGAATACTAGTGATTCGTGGTGAAGATGTAACTGTAACTGTTCAACCACTAGAGACGTAATTCATGGCCTTAGATATAAGAGATGCCGTATACTCAGGAATAGCAAATCAGTTTCCTGCGATCTATCAAGAAGATGGTGAGTTTCTTGTGTCGTTTGTTGAGGCATATTACAAACATCTTGACGAGAAGATGGACCGTAACCTTCCTAAGTTACGAGATATTGATTCGACTCTATCATCATTCATCATTTACTATAAGAAGAAGTTTCTAGCTGATCTTCCTATTGATACAGAGCTTGACATTAGTTTTATTATTAAACATATTCAAGATATGTACCGCAGAAAAGGTACACAAGAAAGTCTTGAGTTATTGTTCCGTATGTTCTTTAATGAAGATATTGAGATATTCTATCCTAGTACTGCTGTTCTACGTCCATCTGATTCTATTTGGGGTGGTGATGCATACCTAGAGATGAGGAGCGTATTCACTGTAGACGATTATGATATTCAAAAGGGCATGAGAATACGTGGTGATGTTTCTCTTGCAACAGCATTTGTTGATGAAGTAATCTTTGTGAACTTCTCGGGCGCTCTAGTGCCTCTTGTATATCTATCTAACATATCAGGAACATTCTCAGCCGATGACGGCATACAAATTGTTGTAACAGGCTCTAACGGATCTGAACAAGTTAATAATGTTGGACGTCTTGTTGCTGGATCTATATCTGCCTTGACAGTAGATATAATTAATACTATTAGGCTGCCCGATCAAGCAGTTGGAGATAAAGTTAAATTCGTGTCGTCAAATTCTGGCATAGAAGGTGAGGGAAGAGTTTCAAAGATCAGTGATAGTGCAACAGGTGTTATCGATTTTCAAATTATTGATGGCGGCTTTGGATACGTTGATCCTACTTCGGCTACACTTACTGCCAAGAATGAAGTTGGTATTAGTAATCAGGTAATGGTACTAAGCACTACGACTCCAGTAGACATAGATCGTGGCGACATAATCATAGCGAGTGGAGATAGACTCACTTATACTGGATCTGATACAGGAACAAAGTATGCTATTACTGGTTCTGCAAAGGTCATTCAATATGAGCACCCCCTCGTGTTTCTTTATAGTGACGACTACAACACAGTAAAGACTTATTTGAATGCAACAGCAACTCCTACAATTGGCACTTTGGCAGGTCAATCGGTTAACGTATTTATCGAGAGTATGCGAAATGCCGCTCACAAAGCATACTATGATGCTTTATCTCAAGTAGCACCACAATACTTGACTACAGAATATACAAGCATATACAACGCTTTACAGCTACCTAATCAACAAATGCCAATAGATGCTGCTTCTGGTACTGTGAGTACAAGAAGCCTAGCATTTTATATCGGTGGTGATCTGGATAGTGATAACCCAGCATCAACGACTCTCTCCACGGTAGGCGTTGGCAGTAGACAGATCCTGCAAGAGTACATTAATGTATTGAACTTGTCAGGCAATTTTCCATCATATAATCCAGAATTATACGAAAGTGTTCATAGTGACCCCATTAGAGATCAGTGGCGGGTTTACTTTGAATCCATATTCTTAGCTCTAAGTAAAGTGGATATATTTCCTCAGATGGTCATTAGTGCAGATAAGACTACAGGACCCACTCCACAGCAAAGCATAGTACAAGGTCAGTACTACATGATATGGGACAATGGTGATGGATCTGGTCTTGATTGGTCATCATATGGTGCGTCTACATCTGCAGGTATCGAAGGAGAAATCTTTCAAGCGACACAGACTAACGACGGCACCGCTTTAGGCACTGGCTCTGATGAAGTAACTATTATAGAGAAGGGATCGTTGACCACTCAACAACTACAGAACTATCACTTAAATAGATTAAGATATGATGCTTTGGTTGTTGATGGTGCATCTGCTACCTTGGCTTCGAGAATCCCTGATAAGTCTGGATCAGTGATTGCAACACCTTCAGTAACTAGTCCGTTGTTTACACTTACACGATACAGGGGCGACTTAGCTAGATACGACTCTTCTGTATCTGATATAACTAAGGTCGTTCTTGATACTAGTTTTCAGTCCTTTGGCGTATCAAATCGATCTGCTGATTTTGAAATAGGAGCTCTAACTAACGTAGAGACTGTAACTCTGATTCCAGATTTGATTGGAGACTTCGCATTGATCCCTCTAGATATACCTGAAGGACAAGTTGGTGGGGCAGCGGGTACAGAGTTCGATGATTACGGAATGTCTGGATCTGGTGCTGAGAATTTAGGTAGTACGTTATACAGTGCTTTCAATCCCATTACTCTGAAGATAGGAACAATATCTCAGTTGAATATTCTAAATAGCGGCGTTGATTTCCAGAACGATGTGGGAATATCTGTTGAGAACACTAATATATCGAAGTTTAGTAAGAAAGATGCTATATTAAACTTCGACACAATCGACTTTGATATTTCTAGTGGAGATATTGTAACACAAGAAATCAAGATACCTGATCTACAGATAAATCAGTCGGGTAATCTAATACATACTGATCCAGAAGCAGATGGATCTATACTTCTAGAAATTTTGGGATCATCTACAGTAGGCAATAGCTACGAAAACACTAACTGCTCTTTTGAGTTTACCACTGGAGATACGAAAGACTATACAGTGAGAGCTAAGTTCATAAAGAGAACTGCAAACGACTTCTACTTTAGACCCATAACATTTTATGGATTTGAAGGCAACTTGAGCTTGAGTAGGATGAATGGCAATCAGGAATACATGATCGTCTCATTAGGCAACATAAGCACTGATGACTGGGTCGCACTCGGCGCTTCAAGCTTACCTAAGGTTGGAGAGATATTCACTTCAGCGAGTGATACAGTAATTGCTTCCACTTTAGTGTCTGGAGATAGAGGCACAGTAATAATTCCAGCGAGTGTTGGTGGATTCAAGAAACGGATTACAAAAATTGCGGAAGATGCCAACTCACTCTCTATGGGAGCAAATGCTGAGATATCAGGCAAAGCACAGTTTCAGTCCGGGCAGATAGATGAAGTCACTGTATCTAAAACTGGATTTTTGTATCAGGATCGTGAAAAAGTAGACATAGTAAACAATGAGCCTACATCTGCGAATTATAATAAATCTATAGCTAAGGCAGCAATCAGAGTATTGGGACAAGGCAAGACTGGTGGTAAATGGAGCTCTAAAACGTCATTCTTGAGCGAGTCTTCTAAGAGGCTACACGACAACGATTACTATCAGGAGTACTCATACGAGGTATCTTCGATTGTTAATCCAAGTAAGTACGAGTCTCTGATCAAAGATACTGTGGGAGTAGCAGGAACAAAACTATTCAGTAAGCCTTTAGTGAACAGCATCAACGTCCTTGATGATGATTTGAGCTTAGAGATATCGACATTCAACATCGTTGGTCAAAGACTCGCTACGATTAAGCCACTTGGAGTTGAAAGTATTGTCGCAGGAACAGAGTATACTATTACAGTTTTGGGAGACACTACCACAACACAATGGGCATCATTGGGAGTAGATATAAACTCTACCTTAGTACAAGGTGCGCCTAATCTAGTAGCAGGAAAAACTTACACTATCATGGAAGTGGAGTCTGGTAGTAGATGGTCAGATGTTCAGTTTATCTCCTCTGAAGATAGAGCAGCTTGGTGGCAGTTTTGGTTCAACCTTGCTGGTGGTATTTCTAGTAGCGTGTATCCTTTACCTGATGTTGACGGTAGCGGCTCTATCACCTCTTTGGACGTATCAAGTATTCTTAGTATGGTCGTTGGAACAACGCCGATAACTCCAGAAGTTGAATCTTATCTAAACTCTTTGACCCAAGTGGGAAATGTGTTTGAGAATGTTTTACAGTCTGTTGGTAGCTATGACATAGATTCGGCTTATATCTCAAGTATAAATTCAGTGGTGTTTTCTGAAAATATTGCTACTGTAGGACAGACATTTATCGCTTCAGTGAATGGAAGTAGTTTAGGAACAGGAAAGGTATCCTATAAAGATTCACTTCTAGTTACACCTGCTTATATAGGTGACACATATAGTCCACAGTCTATTCGAGTACCTACAGCGACATATACTGATCTTGACGGCAATACGATTACTGATCCAGCGATTACTGATTATCCTGTTGACAACAAATTTTATGTTGTACATTCTATGGAAAAATATGATGGCAGTGGAGGTATATTCCTATCAATGGACATAGGCAGTAATACAGTTAGTCCATCTGTAATACAACCAATAGTGACAGGTTACTGGAATGATATTATTGACAGCAACGAGACTGCTGTTGATGCAAACGATTCTAATACTTGGCCAAGAGTGGGAACTATATTTAAAGCCGATTCAGTGCTTGCTGGGTTCTCTTTGTCTGGTCGAATGGGTGATGCTAAACTTGCAGAAATTACGGACTCGCTAACACAGTTTAGTGATAGCGATGTAAGCGGTTTTACTATCACGAAGGTTGGACATGGATTCGTAAACGACACTCTTGTACAATACAATCAATATTTGGGCACCAGTTCGGGCAATCTAATAGGAAACACTACAGCCAATAGAGCGGCTGAGTATGAGTATTACTATGCTGTGAATGTCACGGACGATACCTTTCAGTTGTCGAAGACGCATCGAGGAACAGATGATGATAACACAACTCATGTTCCAATCGATCTATCTGGTATAACTGGTGGCCCTCATATACTTGTACGACAGACGAGTATAAACGCAGACAATGCTATTTTGATAGGTATACAGGAGCAATAAAATATGGCAACATTGAGAATTACTTCAGACGGTGATCCGTATCCATTAAAAGCTGGCACAGGATCAAACTTCTCGAATGATGGCGTGACAGATAGAATCTTTGCTACTAATAGCATACTAGATCAAAGTCACGACTTCACATTCACATATCGAGCTGGAAGTAACACAAAAGATCCTGAACTAGCATCAACGATTGCTCCTATAGGAATTACCAATACTGGTATACCGATATTCACAGCAGGAGCCCAGATCAGAACTTTACCAGTGTCTTCCGGTAGTGCTCCTACAGGGTTTACATGGAACGAGGTTGCTCTTCCTAACGACTTTGTGGTGGATATATGCTCTGGTAAACCTGACGAAAATGGACAATATACATATAGAAGTGGTGCATTTTATACTAAAGGAATGGTAGGCAATACTAAGCTTTTCGCATCGAATGCATATTATAGTTCTACACAAATGTATGGAAGTTTTGGTAGCGATAAACTGAGACACGGAGCAACATCCGCATCTGATACTGTAACTTCAGGACACTCTAAGATAATAGGATTTGCGTTTGACGGATATCCCATATATGGTCCATATGGATTTATTGATCCTAATAACGCTGGTAGCATAGTAACTAGAATGCGAAGCTCGTATGATTTATTAAGTTTACCAGCACCAGGAAGAGGCTATGACTATAGTGTGTTTCCAGCAGGATCATTCATAGAAGACTATGTGTATAATGCTCAAAGTTCAACAGGAACATTAGATGAATTTAATGGAAGATATTGTGTAACTCCAGACTATAAGACTGGAACATATGCTTACTTTTTAACATTCGAGGATATCAATCTACAGATTCCAGAATATCCATACATAATAGGCCCAAGCACTAGAGAACAGCGAACAGCTTAACAGGAACGGAAGAATAATGGCAAAAATTATTACAGAAAATTTTAAGGTCGAAACAACAAATGAGTTGTTCAACTCCTTTAAGAGTCAGAACGATGTTCTGGGTGCTAAGTTTGAAACAGACTTAACCACTCTGAATACTGCTACCTTCGGCAGTGCATTAACTGCGGGAAACATTACCGAAGTCACGAATATCGTTAAGGGTCAACTTGAGTCTCTTAGACCTGAAGCTGAGTACTACATCATGGCGTCTAGGGCATTATCAAATGTCGATAGCGTTCCTACTATTCAGAATACTCAGAAAGATAAGAGAGATTTTCAGAGAAAGGTTATATTCGGCAACAAAGTGGATACCGACAGTGCTAGATATATGTTCTATGAGAATCCATGGACTCCAGATACAATTTACGATGCGTATGATGACACTAAAGATTTCGAGAATACCCAGACTATTGTCACAATCAGAAGTCAGGATGACGACTATCTGGTGTTTAAATGTATAGAGAATAATAATGGCTCGGTGTCAACGACCAGTCCACAGTCAGTTATAGCTGATCTAGCAACTTCAGGATACCAATCTGTTGAAACTAGTGATAAATATATATGGCATTATATGTTCACAGTATCAGCATCTGAGGCTATCATATACAAGACATCAAATAGTCTGCCTCTTCCTACTACTTATGGCGACCTAAATGTTATAGCTAATAGTAGAGAAGGCGTATCTCAAATACTGATTGAGAGTACTCCGACTAATCACTTCAATCAGTTTGTGTTCAATATTGGTGGTAAGGATAATTCTAGGGTTTCAGTCGTTACCCAATCTGGCGATGACAGCGGTAGAAAAACGGTAAGACTAAGTGTCACTAACAATTCAGTATTATCAAACATTGATGATTATTATAAAGATATGTATCTTAGAGCGTCTACAGGCTCAACCGGCGGTAAACTCTATAATGTTTTATCTTCACAATCAACTCCTGGCACATCAGAGATTGTTGTGGTGGTTAAAACTTCTGACACCTTACCAGTATCATGTGAGTTAGTTCCTAAGGTTTCTGTTAGTGGTCCACAAGAGGGCGGATTAAGATGCTTGGCATATGGAATAATAAATAGATATGGAACCTTAGACAGAGTGTCCTATCAGGAAAAAGGCACAAACTATAAGTTCGCAAGTGCTGAACTCGTTAATCCTAGAGGATTAACTGACAACAGTGTCACATCTCTTCGTGTTGTAATTTCACCAAAAGGTGGACATGGATCTAATCCCATAAACGAAATGGCTATGAGTAGGCTTGCAATTGTTACCAACTTCTCAGGAGAGGCTTCGACTATTCCTAAGACCAACTTCTACACACAGGTTGGACTAGTCAAGAATGCATCATTTAATCTGAAAAGTGGATCCGGACCATATGTGAGTAACACATCTTCTCCATCATCTTTTGATAACCGAACTAAGATTACAGTCAATGATGATCAAACTGGTATTGCTATACTTGGATATTATTGCCAGCAGTTTGTAGAGACTGTTGATGTTACTGAAAAGGTAAGCGGCACAAAGTACTGCATTAATGATATAGGAAACCTTAGTGATAGCGAATGGCAAAATATTATGGGTGTTGCTGATTCAGATAAAGTAGATGGTCAGATATCTGTAGGGGTGTGTTTTATAGCCAACTCTGCTTCAGTGGATTCATCCAAAACTGGTAGAATATCAACTGCGGTGGATAGCCATGACCGAGATAAAGATATCGAGATAGTTAAAGGTCTAATTCATTCAAGTGTATATAGTGCCAACACCAATAAGACATTGATTAGTATTGTAGACGACACTGGTGATCACAGCAATGATTTTCTGCCAGGAAAAATAGAGATTAAACCTACAGCTATCTCGGAAAGTGGCAATACTGTAACTATAAATACTTTCAATGATATACAGTATGGAGCATACACTTCATACTCTGGAGAACTCCTACACTACATAGACTTTTCTCCAATAGAGAGAAAGGATACAACAAAAGAAAAGATTAAGTTCATATTTGACTTTTAATTAAGGAAAGAGAATAAAACATGGGTATCAACACAGACTTAAATGTAGATCCGTACTACGATGACTTTGATGAAGCGAAACAGTTCAACCGTGTTTTGTTCAAACCAGCTAAGGCCGTACAAGCACGAGAATTGACTCAGCTTCAGACTATTCTGCAAAAACAAGTAGAAAGGTTTGGATCGAATATATATAAAGAAGGCACTATCATCAGCGGTATTAACTTAACTGCTCGTGATGACCTTTTTTATGTCAAATTAAATGACAAATCAGGATTCACTAATCCTGCAGTGTATGATCAAATCATTGCGGACGATGGCACTTCAACGACATTTATAGCAAAGGGTCTTACTTCTGGACTACAAGCAGAGATCATTAAAGGTCAAAATGGTTTTCAAACTCAAGAACCAAATCTGAAAACATTCTTCGTCAAGTATTTGAACACATCTCAGGATAACGCAACCGATGTTAAGAGATTTCTTCAAAATGAAGCACTGGAGATATTAGACTTAAATAATAATGTTGTTGAGACTGTTACAGTTAACAATGGCGAAAATCACGAAGGTAGATCATTCGGAGTTTCTTGCGAAGAAGGCGTAATCTATCAGAAGGGACATTTCATCTTTGTTGATAATCAATTCATTATTGTATCAAAGTATAGTAATATTCCTGGTGCCGTGTCTGTGGGCTTTACAGTCAAAGAGAACCTCATAGATTCTGATACTGACACAACTCTACTTGACAACGCTTCAGGATTTAATAACGAGAATGCTCCTGGCGCAGATAGACTTCAGCTTGTTCCCACATTAGCATCATTTAACACCGCATCAGAACCAACAGAGTTCTTTGCACTGATACGATATGTAAATGGTAAACCTGTTCGTATTCGTGATAGAACCGAGTTCAATGTGATCGGTAATGAGTTAGCTAGACGAACTTATGAAGAATCTGGAAACTATGTTACTAATGGAATGAGAGTGACTCTGGAAACAGAAGCCGATACTGCATATGCTGTAGTATCTCCAGGTAAAGCATACGTTTACGGCAAAGAAGTGACTAATGTGTCTTCCACTAAGTTGCCTATATCTCCAGTTACTGTGACTCAAAGCAAACCTGGCCAAATTACAGGCTTTAGTTATGGACAATATTACAAATACTCTAGCCATGATACTAACACTAAAGTTCTTCACGATTTTTTATTGACTGGTGGATCAAACGCAAGATATAGTTTATATAACAATAACACACTAGTGGGCAAGTGTTCTATCGCCAATATGACACATTCTTCAACTGCAAATTCCACTGATACCGGCAATATATATGTTTACGCTATCGTAAAGGAATCTGGCCAGATATCAACTGCTCCTAATAAAATAGGATTGACTGGTGATGCTGCCAATGCTGTTCCGTTAATTAAGAAGGTTTCGGGCGTTGAGTCTGTCGCAACAAGTGCTCAACCTGCCCATCTATATGAGTCTAATAACGGTGCCATGATATTCGATACTGGTAAGAGTAGTATGAATTCTATGCAAAATATTAGCGTCACTAGGAGAGTTAGACTTAGCAGTATTGGATCTACCTCACTTACGCTTAATAATAATGACGGCTCTCCTTTAAATACTGATTTAGTTGCTATAACGTCTGGCAACACAATTGAGACTATTAATAGTGCGAATTACAATAATGGTAGTGTGGATGTCGTATGCGCTGGGGCTATAGACACACTTTACTATAATAGAGTGGACACACTAGTACCCGATAGTTTAGAATTACTAACTGGTTATGTTAAGGTAGTATTTTCAGGCGGTAAAGCTGTGTTGGGTGTTCCTAACGCTGTAAAACTTTTAAATGTTCAAGATGAATTCGGAAGAGTTATAAACGTCCCAACTGATGTAACGTCTAAATTTAGACTAGTGAATAACCAGAAAGACGGATTCTATGACATATCTTTCCTAGAACTGAAAGCAGGCGAAGAGGCATTATCAAATAGCGATCTCTTAGTTAAGTTTGAATATATCTCTAGAAGCAGTCCTATAGGTGGAGGATTTCTAACAATAGATAGTTATAGTGATTCTTCATTCACAGACAAGTTAAACCTAGTGCCAAACTATACGGCTAAGGATGCATCGGAGCACAATCTTCTTAACTCTTATGACTTTAGACCTTATGCTCAGAAGCTAGTTTCCCCTAGTTCAACCACCAATGCTCCTTTGGTTATAATTACTGAATTACTGATTGATGCTAGAGCAATTATTCCTGCTGTGAATGGAACTGTATCCTCAGATCAAACATACTATATGAGTAGAGTTGATAGTGTTGTTCTAGACGAGTATTCTAATGTAAGGATAGTCAAAGGCGGAGAAAGTGAGAATCCTAGTTCTCCTACTGCTGAAGGTCTATACACTATTGCTAATATTAGAATACCAGGAAACACTAGCAAGATTACTGGTGAAGAAAAGATAACTGTATCTAGCCTCGCCACTAAGACATACAAGATGGAAGATATAGGAAGAATTGAGAAGAGAATAGATGCACTTGTTGACATAGTATCATTGAGTATGTTAGAGCAAGAAACTAGCAACTTATTGATAACTGATGCCGCCGGTGCTAATAGATTTAAAAATGGTATATTGGCAGACTCGTTCAGAGATTTGAACTTGGCCGAAATCGGAGACGCTGAATTTAAAGCTACTCTTGATAAAGGTCGAACTGTAGTGACTCCTGCTGTAAATCAGTTTCCTTTAGACCTTAAAGCAGATTCTGGAACAGGTGTACAACTTTCTTTTCCTGATGTTGTCACTATAGCATCGACCGGAAGCAATGTTCAAGTTATAGGTCAACCATATGCGACTACATTTAGAAACTGTGTTTCTAATTTCTACGACTATCAAGGTAAATCAATCATATATCCTCCGTTTGACTCTGGATATGATGTTATCAAGAATCCAGAAATAAACATAGAGATAGATATCGCTGGTCCTATGCTAGACTTGATTGACACTATTCAAGAGATTATACCTTTGACTAGTGAGGAAATTATATCAGAAGAGCGCATAGGCACAACTAGACCTAGACGTAGAGTTATAATGGGTCAGTTCGAGCAGACTATTGAGCAAACCAGCCTCACGAGTTCTACAACCGACATCAACCAGGCCATAGGCAACTTTGTCACTGATGTCAACATGAAGCCTTACTTGAGAAGAAAGTCTATTCAGGTACTTATTACAGGATTGAGACCTAATACTCGTCACTATTTCTTTTTCGATCAGAAGTCTGTAGATAGTCATGTTGCTCCTGCGACACTAATATCTCACAACAGTGGTAATAGCTCTAGCTTAGATGTTAGGAATGTATCTACTGCTGGATGGCACTCCTCTACAAGTAATTTTGGTAAAGGATCTCCAGTACGGGCTGATGCCAGTGGCACACTTTCTGCTGTATTTGTAGTTCCTGCTGAGACATTCTTTGTTGGTGAGAACGTATTAGAAGTTGTTGATGTTGATCAATATGAAAGCATCGATTCGGCATCCACTTCATACTCTAGAGCAACATACAGAGGATACAACTTCGCTTTGAATAAGAGCGATGTCAATATGACTACAAGAACAGTTGACTTTGATACTAAAGTGGATATTGTTCAGAGAGAGATTGAGAGACAAGTAGGCGATCCTATTGCACAGACATTTAAAGTTAAATCTTCTAGTACTAATGATGCGAACATTGCACTTATTAGTGATATTGATGTATACTTTAAGCAGAAGAGTGCCACTACAGGTGTCACATTACAGATTCGAGAAGTTCAGAACGGATATCCTTCTAAGAGAGTGTTGCCATTCGCAAGTAAACATTTAAACTCTTCACAAGTTAGTGTTAGTCCAACGGGCATTACCGCAACTAAGTTTGCATTTGATAATCCAGTAAGGTTAAACGCAGACACAGAATATTCTTTCGTAGTAATTCCTGATGCTAACTCTCCAGATTATTTGATATACACATCTAAAGTAGGAAGCACCAGTCTATCAAAAGGAACTGTCGAATCTTCAGTAGCAGTTACTAGCGATTGGGGTGATGGAGTATTATTCACATCTACCAATGATAGTGCGTGGAAGTCTTATCAGGATGAGGATATTAAGTTTGTTGTAAATCGATATGACTTTGCAACATCAGAGGCTTCTGTTAACCTATCTCCTAACGATGTTGAGTTTCTTACCATTCGTGATACAACTCTCAACTTTGAGGTTGACGAGATTGCTTATGTTAAGAAGACAGATGTGTTTACTGCCAGTGTTTCAGGGAATGAATTGAATATAATCACAATTCAGGGATCACCTGCTATTAGTTTGGGAGATTACTTACACGTTTCAAACAATGTTGGAACAGAATATATAGTAGCTAAGGTAGTAAATGTAGAGACTGTAGCATCGACTAAGGTATTCACACTAGACTCTGCATTCTCTGAATCAACTACTAGTGCCACAGTAACATTATGTGTTGCGGGTAAAGTGTCGCACTTTAATCCTAGAAAGTCTAATAAACTATTCTTAAAAGAAAGTAGCGCAACTTCTACGAACTACTTAGATGACAGCGTACCCGTTACCATTGGCGCTCTGCAAGCAGGCACAACGTACACTATTGTTGATGTAGGCAGTCCGGAAACAACTAACACACACTGGACAGACGCAGGAGTTACTGCTGGTCAAGTCGCAATAGGCACACAGTTTGTTGCTAGTGGATCATTTACCGCTGGACCTGGTACAGCTAGACCTAACGATCAGCTTATACAGGGCGCTGATAGTGGAGCAACTGCTAAAATTTCTACTATAACCAATGAAAAGATAAGTTACTTTCAGCCACAAGTATATATCAGTGACTCTATAAACACGTCCACTTCGCTATCCTTACTAAAACAAAATGGCGTAGTAGACAAGAGCATCGATAAAAACAGCAACATATATACTTCTAATAATCTCAGAACTATTATGAGTAAGAGTTATATGGTGAGCCAATCTGTTGCCGAAGACTTTAATATCAAGATCGATCTTTCAAATGGAGGATTCACTTCAGCTTCTCCGATCATTGACAAAGACTTATCAGAGCTATTTGCATATCAGTATAATATCACTAATACGCCAGATACAACTTCTACTTGGGTTACTAAGGAAGTCATTCTAGCGGAAGACTTAGATGCTGTTGGCATGAGAGTATATCTTGCAGCCTATAGACCAGCTGGCACATTCATAGACGTATATGGAAGATTTGTTTATCCTGAAAATGTTGAAGAGCAAGGTCCTTGGCTGAAGCTTAGAAATGATAGCCCTGATCTTTACTCCAATATTAGTAATACACGAGACTATAGACAGTTCCAGTACAACTTTGATGAGGAGCTAACTGCCTCTCCTTATGATGTGCATACTCAATATAAGACTTTCCAGTTGAAGTTTGTTATGAGACACGGAGATACTACTTCATCTACTGAATTAAATACTCCTGAGTTTAGTGATATATCGCCTGATATCAACTTGTTCCCGCACATCTTTGATTATAGAGCGATAGCATTGACATGATAAGAGGAGATACCTTACATAGACCAGATAACGGATCAGGTGTTATTAACACCGATAGAGAGGCGTATCATCAGGCATTGGCTAAACGCAAACAAGATAAATACATCATAGGTTTAGAGAAGAGAATGAATAAGCTAGAATCAGCGATGATTCTTTTAGAGAAAACAGTTAAAGAGATAAAAAAATGAGTATAGATTTATCCCCAGCAATTACAAATTCCAATACGTTCGCACAGTGGGTTAGTAAGACCAACTCTCTTATTACATTTGCTGATAGCGCAGTAACTCTTGACGCAAACAATGTCGGTAACGTAACGCTTGGTGGTAATTTTTCACTACTAAACAGTGGAAACGTATTAACCACAAACAATATCTCTCCTGTAACCGGAGGAAAGCTTAGTGTTGCCGGGTCACTAGAAACATCAGATACAATGATCTTAAATAAAGGATCTGGCGAAGCTAAACTACAGTTTCAATTGAGTGGTGCCAATAAGTGGGCAATAGAAACAACATCTTCACAGACTGCATTAGTTTTAGGAGATGGAATTAACAGCATAACCCTTGCCGCTAGCGGAATCACAGCTACAGGAAAAATAGCTAACGCCATGTTACCAACTAATGTATCTCTAGCAGGAACATTAGCAACAACAGGTTTAGCAACATTTCCAACAGTAGATATTAATGGCGGTAACATTGACGGTTGTACTATTGCTGCCTCTACTGGTGCATTCACAAGCGTTAACATTGATGGTGGTAATATTGATGGCACCGTAATCGGTAACAGTGTGCGAAGTACTGGTAAGTTTACTACAATCAGTGCCAATGGTAATGCGACGATTGGTGGTTCATTAGGCGTAACGGGCACTATAACAGGTAATGTTACAGGAACAGCATCAATAACAAATTCTCTAAACTCTACTGCTGTGACTCAAGTACTGAATGCTGTTTATCCAGTTGGCTCATTGTATTACACCACAGTGAATAGCAGTCCTAGTACTCTTGGATTGCCTGGCACCTGGACAAGATTCGCAGAAGGCAGATCAGTGGTTGGCTTTGATTCGGGACTCAGTCTCACGAGTGCTTCAGCATCAACTGGCGTCACTACACTCAATCTCAGTGTATCTGCTCATGGATTTTCTGTAGGTGATACAGTTGTTCTTTCTGGATTCACTAGCGGTGGCGGTAATTATCCAGTAATAGAGGCAAGCAGTAGTCAGATTAAAGTGCAAAGAATCTCTCAAGACACTGGCGGAGGCTCTTCAAGAAGAGTAGCACTAAAGTCCGCTAGCACTGTTCCAGGAAATATTGGATCAAACCACATAACACAAACCATAGCTCAGATGCCGGAACATCAACACGACACTAACATAAGATGTGAATCACCAGCGGTATTTTTCGGTGGAACGAATTATACTACCGGTTCTGGAGATTGCTTAGATCACATCAATAAGAATAGAACCGCCACAACTAGAACATCCAATACTGGTAGCGGTGGGGCCATGGATATTCTTAATAGAAGTGCTGTAGTTTATATCTGGGAAAGACAACCGTAATCAACCGCAGACTAATTAAAAGGGTAAGGAAAACAAAATGCCAGATAACACAAAGAAGATAAGTCAGTTAACAACCATAACTGCCGCAGGAATAAATGCGGCAGATTTGATTGTGGTTACGGACGTATCTGCATCAATCTCTTCTAAGATAACTTTTGAGAACGTCACTAATGCGGTTTTGTCAGATGCTAACATAGAAGCAAAGGCACCGGTTTTTGTAACAAAGCTAAATGCTATAAACGGCTCTACTCCTAGTTTAAGTAATGGATTGAACTCTGGAGGACTATACTATAGCGGTGCCTACAGAGATGGAGCATACTTCTTAAACTATTCGAATATCACTAATCCTCCCACATTAGCAACAGATATAACTGACCTGACGAATACTACGAACTACATCTCCTTTGATTCGACTCAGCTTAAAATGCGGGTTAACGGTACACTTACTAATGGTGCGACTGATTTAACGATGACATCGGATTACATCGATGAAGGTCCCACAGTCAACTCAAACAAGTTCTATACAGATCAACGAGTAGACACTAGAGTAACTGCCACTTTTGGTGGATTATTTAATCAATATAGTGACACATTCGATGGCGGTAAAGTAATTGATAGTCTCACAGATGTGCCAGCCAGTTTTCGAAATGTCGGTGGCGACTTTACATCTAGCATGATAAGGGTGACAGGCACAACTATAGTTAAAAACTTCTCTGTCGGTCAAACTCTAAGAGTATATGGCGCTTCAAGCACATCGGAACTTGTCACAGGAAGTCCAAGTGCTACTATATCTGTTAAAGGACAAGCCGGATTTGGCGAAGGAGCAGCCGCTAACTCAAGGTCTATGTCATATAAGTTCGCACGATTTAATCTTAAAGATGGTAGAGTAGGTCCTGTGTCGAACACTGGGCTAACAAAGAATGTGCAATACACTCCTGATCTTGGCACAACTTACAGTGATCCTTTGGTTCAGTTCAACACAGACAACTTTATAAAATTCACCGGTCTTAGTGCCAATTCCGATGAAGGCATACTCGTATATAGATCAATAGATTCAGCCAGCTATAAACTATTAGCAGTTCTAGGACCTAAAGACTATTCTGGTGGTATCTGGCAAGATTATCACTTGTTCGACTATACTCCATGGGGTGGAAAGAATTCAACAGATAATACTTACTTATCGGTCACACATTTTTCTTTAGGTGAGCCTGTATCAGCACAAAGAGGATGGGTGGACGTATCAATCAAGTCTATCGATGTTAGATCAACGTATTTCGACATTACGTTAGGAGATAGTGTTACCGATACTATAACTACAGTATTCTGTAATCCCTCTCCACACACGGCATCTATTTCGCATAACGACACCTCTAATATCAACGAGGCCATACAATCCAGATCAGCTTCAGGAAATAAGAGTGTTACGCTAAATGGTAAAACATATATTGCGTCACATATTTCAATGCCCGACAACTTCGGCATGGTCGGTACGGCAAATATAACAAAGATACAGAAATTGGCTTGGTCTGGGATGAAAGGAGATAATGCAGACAACAGCCTTATAGCATCACAATCATCTTCTAGTGCGGATAGTATATCACTTTACGGAATAGATTTTGATGGAAACATCACGAATCAATCCCTAGTTAATGATGCTACTGACGGCTCTCTAAACTATATAATCGACTTCGGAACGTCACCTACCGACGTACTATTAGATAGATGTAGAATAGTAAAGGTTATCGGTGGCGGCATATATGCAAACAGCCCCAATAGTCTTAGACTGACTACTTGCGTTATCAAGGACAGCGGCGTAAGCGATGTTCATCCATTCAGTCCACTCTATGCAACAGATGGCGACTCAACTATCGTCACATCTAATAGATTCGAGAACTTTTCAGATTCTGTAGACCTCTCGGTCACAACAGAAGGTATGGTATCCTCTAATATCGTAAAGGCTTGTGGATCAGGGTTACTTGTTGCTGGCTCAACATTCCTGGTTTCATCTCCAAATGTTCTAATTGGTGCGGCAAACGAATTCCTATCAAGTCCAGATATATTGAACACAG